GACGAAAGGCTGGTAGCACCGCCACCGTCTTGTACTATCATCATCCAATAAGCACCCTCGGAAGGTGTAATGTTGGTAACAGAATCTTGCTTGCACATCCACGACTTACCGTCATAGCGTACAATATCCAAACTATTATATGTAGCACTTGCACTATATGCCCCTTTTGGTATCGGTACTACTTTTGCTAATGTACTCATTCAGGCTCGACCCCCCATTTCAAAAATCCATTTGAATCAACCCACATTGTGAAATACCCACCACTGTAAAGAAGCTCTCCGGTTGTCCAGTCTATTGTAAAGTTAGGTGCATGCTCTTCAACAACATCTTCAACATACTCTTTACAATCTTCCGCAATGCCAGCATAATATTTACTGTTATTCTGATAAGTATCATCTCCGCTTGTTACCGGTACGCCACCTCTTTCTCCGACTGCCCACGCTTCAGAATCAACAGCTCTATCATCAGCGATATCAGAATAGTATAAACTGTTATTATGATATGCAGGATCCGTTGAAGGAACATCACTACCATCTCTTTTACCAATGGCGTATGCTTCAGAAGTCTCTGCATACTCTTCTGCCTGCGCTAATGCTTGCGCTATTTCTTCATAAGTTCCCAATCGAATAACATTACCGGGACTCAGCGTCATATATACATAGCCATTATCAAGACATACAGCAAATTCGCCCGAAGTCATTCTTGTTGGATCAAAGTCAAGATAATTGCCCCTGCGCATTCTAATCGCCATGAGTTATTTCCTCCTTCTATGTTATATCTATCAAAAGACCTTTGCGAAAATGCAATGTTGTACCATTTATAGTAACCGTATCCGTAACCCCTTCATTAGCATCTATGAACAAATGATCAACCCATATATTAAGAGCGGTTCCACCAATACCCAAAGATTGATATCCACCTGCATTACCCCACCAATCAAAAAATCCCACTTGAGAACCATTTTGATATCCTGTAATACTGGTTGCACTCAATTCATAGTAAGTAGACCCGGTTGCACTTCTTATTGTTGAACCGGTTATAGTTCCACCTTCAATAGTACCACCGCTTATTTCAGTACCAGTTATAGTTCCACCAGTAATATCAGTACCGGTTATTTCTGTACCACTTATCTCAGAAGCAGTTATATCAACACCTGTTATAGAAGGTCCTTCTATTGTACCAGCATAAATCTTAATACCGTTCTTATTCCACTCTCCTATTATTTGATTTGCTGCATTACGCACTTCAATTTTAGGATTCGTGTTTGAAGATGATCCACCAACCGTCAAGGTGCCAGTATTTATCCAATCTGCATTGACCCCTATTGCAGAAATAGTATTCATAACTGCATTGTTATTTGCATCAATACCGGCTGACCAGGTTGTAGTTGATTCAGTTGTTCCTGCATTTGTTGTACTAAAAAATCCACTACCGGTTATTTTCCATACATGGGATCCTTGTGTAAATCTTATCTCCCCATTCACAACAGATAATGGTTTATCTGACATATAAGAAATCATACTGCCATCGGCCTGTTCAATGGATTGCCAATAATTACCGCCTGCGTTAGCCGCAAGTTCATTCATTCTTTGCACAGCTACATCATAATTTGATATTGCTTTCGCAGTCTTTCTGGCCTCGGCGACTATTGCCTTTGCCGATTGACTACTATATGTCGAAAATTGTTGAGCTGGCGATTGAGCGTTACAACTAATACTCATATACGCACCAGTTGTAAAAGTAACGCTAGTGCAGAATGTAAAGTATGTATTTCTCTTTGCATCACTGACAACAACCCAGTCTCCACTCTCTATTGTCGGATCCTGCAAATAAGATAAACTGAATGGTCTGAAGGGAATAAAGTTTGTAAAAAAGTCATACCATAAAGCCTGCGCAACTTCGCTTTCAATACCTACGGTGAGTGGATTATCATCAATAACCATACAATAATCAAATATCTCGGTTACATCTTCATCATCCCATACACCATGATGGCTTGTAATGAACTCATATCGTCTATTCTTATAGCGTACTTTATCACCAGCGCTATAATATGCAGAAGAACTAAATTTTGGATCAGCGCTGGCAATTACTTCTTCATCACCATTCTTTACTTTAACCGCAGTGATAACTATATCATCAGTACCTACACAAACGCTCTTTGCAAACCCTAAATCATGAAACGCAACTGGATCTGTGAATAAACCACCATCAAAATCATCACCGGTTGCATAAGATCCATCCAGCTTATATTGTCTTGTAAAATCACCACCATTAAGCGCATCTCCGGTAAAATAAGAACCATCGGGCTTATATACTTTTCTAAAATTACCTCCGTCTATATATGGCTCTGGAACAGCATCTGTATACCAAACAAACCGCAATGATCCATATTCATCTATCTTAGCATTAACACAAAGAATCTGACATACATACGAAATCATTTGCCTGCATGTAATATCTCCATCCGGCCTCTGTTCAATGGAAGTATTATACCTTAGCCTTGAAGGGGTTGCAGTATTATCAACAACTCCACAATAATTACAAATATTCTGTATTATATTCTGCAAGGTAGCAGGATAAGAAGTGGGACATTCTGAATAGGGAACATCAAATAAATACATATTATCAACTGCTTCAATAGTGATAACAGATCCTGTGGTTGCTGGCGTTATAACAGTAAATTTGCCTATGCGGATCTTTTCAACAGTTTCATTATCTTCAAGCAGCAAGCCAACATATAAGAAGAAGGTAGCCCCATAAAAATCATACAAGCTAAAATTCTCATTTGTATTATCAAGAGCAATAGTAACAGACTTACCAAGGGCAGTTCCTATACAAAATGCATCTCCATCAACAACATCGTCATGAATTGTATTTCCGCCTAAACGAAAATCTTCCGGCGCGAGATGCAGGACTGTCCCATCAGCTAAAGTCATGTCAGCATAGTTCACAAAGTTCCTACGCATACTCATTGTTCTTCTAAATGTAGCACTTGCGCTTCTCATACAGGAAGTATACTCCTTACATTGATACTAAGATCCGACCAAAGTTCTCCAGTTCTTTCTCCTAAGCGTTGAGCTCCCATACTAAAATTGCTGGCATAAAATTGAGCCGTACTCCACCCGCTGGCTTGTCTAGGATCCCGATGATGAAACTGAAAATATGGCTTGTTCATCATCAAATTAAGTATAGTTGATATTTCATCTGATTTCAATGACTTCCAAGTCAAATCATAACCGGCAATAGTACCCAGCGGAGTGTTATGCATAATCAGATCCTGCGTCCTATCACTATCTTCTGTAGAGGTAGTTGCGAATACTGGTTTATAGCTATCTGGAGTTTTTATTTCAGTTCCATCTATAGAAAATCTTTCTCCCATCTTATCCCCTTTCTAACAGGAACGGATTGCGGCCTCTGCTCATTTGTAATACCTGCCCACCTTCAATCGCGTATTGTGCGATTGTACGCTTGTCAGGCAGCATTAAATTCAATGTAATACTCTGCCCAGCTCCACCGTTCTGTTGTAATGCCTGATTAAAGGCGTCTACCATCGTTGATAACGGGGTTTCAATATTCGTCCCGGACTTCTGATCGCCCAGCACTGCCATGAACTCTCTATTCGGTGGTATAACAGCTCCCTGCGCAAGGTTAGGCATCTTGTATTGGAGTCTTTTGAATTGTACTTTTGGTATATTGAATGAGAAATGATTTCCAGCTCCCATCCAATCAGGCAACCAATCCGGAACATCAAAGCTGATACTGTTTATCAGATCTACGATCGTATTAACTGCCCATTCAGCTGCTGATATAATTGAATTAAATATACCTACAAAGATCTCAGCCACGCCATACCAAGCACGCTTCCAATCTCCGGTAAATACTCCTACAATAAAATCTATTATGCCACCAATGACATCCATGATATATCCGATCTGCTCACCGATAAATTTGAACGCGGTACTAACCGAATTTTTTACGGCAGTCAGTACCCAAAGAACAATAGGATATATCTTTTCCTGTATCCATTGCATTAAGGGCTTTAACCAGTTTTCCCATACAAGTCTTACCAGATCGACCACCTTACCAATAAGCGGTTTCAGTTTTTCGATGGTAGGTTTGATATATTGTTCGTATGCCTTCTTAACTTCATCAGCAATGCCTTGAATAATGGGAAGAGCTTTATTGTTGTACCAATCTAAGAACTGAGCCAGCATCTCGGATACATCTTCTGTCAAATCTTCTATGAATGGATGAATATATTCATCATAGGCTTCATTCAAAGTATCAACCAAATCATCGACGGCCTGTTTAACTGTTTCAAGAACATCTGCTATAACACCCAACGATCCATCAACTGCTTCTTTTATATCCTCTTTATTGTCGATAAAAGGCTGAGTAATCAAGGTGATTATATCGTCGATAGCTTTTGATACAAGTTCCGATATTCCCATAAATGCATCTGCAAATATACCTATCAAAGCTGCGGTTACTCTTTGACCATTTTCATCTCCGAAGACTTCAAATACTTCTGCAAAAGCTTCTAAGAAATCAGACAGTTGATTAAGTATATGAGCCCATACATTAAACATCGATATAAGATGATTTTTTATACGCTCTTTATTTTCTTCGAGATATTTTGCAATGCCACCAACCAAATTTTGAACTATGGTGATGCCCATACTTACGATAGCTCCAGCCAATGTGCCTAAGAACCTGAATAATGCAGTTGCAAATTCATCTGCAGATTGCATAACCCGAGGATCAGTGAAAATCTCTTTTAGAGCTGCTTTTATTCTCTGCAGATTCTGCCATATATTAAGAAGCCTGTTTTTCCAATCTCCAAGACCGGCTAAGAAACCATTCTTAAAGGCATCCCAATACTTTTTCAATTCCAAGATCTTATTCTTGATCATCTCAAGTAACTTCTTAAGTTTCTCTACCCATTCCAATATCTCAGAATCGATAGGCATCTCATGAAATGTTGCACCGGCTGCGCCGCCTGCGCCACCATCATCCGCATTGCTCTGATATTTGTTGATCTCATCAATGGGCGACAAATATCCTTTCAATGCCTTCTCTGCATTCTTAGCACTCTTAGCTGTCTTATCCAAACTCTTAGCATAATTCTCCTGCACCTGATCTGCTACCAGTATAGTTTTCTGTCCAGATAAAAGAGCCACGAACATACTGATCTTGGTAATGGCCTCATTCAAAAGATTTATTACCTTTGTAATGGCTGGTGCGAGGGCATTTATCAGCGGAGAAACCATCGCCCCTATATTATTTTTAAGAGTAGAAATAGCAGATAAAATAGAGCTGATAGACTGGTTTAATTTACCGTTTTCGCCTTCCCATAAAACAATATTCTTGATACCTTCTTTTGCGGCTTCTTTGAATTTTCTTATGAGAACTACCATAGATCCAATTCCCAGCGCATATTTCAACAACATCTTGATACCTTTTTTGATTACTCCTGTCGTTGAAGCTATGCCAGCACCAAACCCACCAAGTGCGCTTCTGGCATTTTTAGAAGCCCTGCTAAACTCTTTCATACGGGAAGTGGATTTCTTCATAGAAGAATTAAACTTGTCCACCTGTTTAGAATTTTCGGCAGTAGAATTTCTTTGCTGCTCCCATGAATTGATCAACAATCTTGTCTTATTGTTTATAAGAGCTAACTTCTCTGCCAGCTGCTTATATTCATCGGTATCAGAACCAAGGGTAAACGCCTTTCCGGTATTTACCAATTCTTGCAGTCGTTGTTTATCTTCTTCTATGAGGGATTTGAATCTTTCAAGATCTGATTGTACTCGATCCCATGTCGGTCCATCAGTAATTCCCTGCTCCCGAAGTCTTTCTTGAGATAGTAAAAGTTTTTGATATGCTTCTTCAACTGTATGAAGATGATCCTGTATTGCTGAATATTCTTCAGTCGGAATTTGAGTATTTTCAAGCTCAGTCATTTTTTCAATGACTTTCATAGCTTCGGCAGTTACTGCTGCCATCCGTTCTTTGATGCGTTGAAGAGACAAATCCAATTCTTGCCCAGCAGATTCGTCAAAAATATCTTTGATCATATCTTGAAGGGTCTTGGTAGTATTACCAATATCTTCAACACTCAATCCAACTGTTAATTCGATATCTGTTGGTTTAGACATACTCAATCACCTTTATTCCAGATTTGGTTTATCATCTCATCATATTGCTTATCTTCTTCGGTACGGAAATCCATATCAAAATATTGTGGGTTTTCATGTTGAAACTTTCTTTCGTGTTTTTCTAATTTTTCAGGCTTTGCTAACTTATTTCTTATACCGACAATAGTGGATAGCGGAGATTCTCCTATTGCGAGATAATATCCCATAAACGTCCACCAATGCAAATAAGGCAAAGCTCTTATTTCCTGTCCAGCAACATTGTTTATAGCTGAACATATCAACTGCTCGTCCTTCTCCCAATCTATTAGTCGGGTAGCATTCTTTTCTTCTTTCAGATCAGATCCACAGTTGAAGAAAATATACATCTGATGTACTGCTTCTTCTATATCCGGAAATGCATTAAGATCTTCTATCCCTTCCATGCCATCATAAAAAATAATAAGGCAAGCATATACCCGCTCCTGCATAGAGAGATCTTGATCATTTAGAGCTTTGAAGCAGTCTAATACCATTCTATAATCACCCTGATTTCGAATAGAATAAGACTGCTCCTTAATCTTAACACTTATTGGTATTTCGTACATTATTTTTTCTTTCCAGTATACTTGGAGGTGTGGTTATTTATCCTTTTCTTCATGAGCTCAAACTCATTATTGAAGTTAGTATCATACAACCCAATCAACTTCTCCATTATATACTCAAATCGAAACTTGCCATTGATGGGATCATACAAGGTTCCATTCGGACATGCCTTGTCTGCTATTTTAGAATCGAAGGCATAATCTAAAAGATTTTTCATGTCCTCATTGATCTTCATCAACTGATCTAATGTACTATCCGGATCATCTGTAATCGCAGCCTGAGCTTCTTCTACAAAAGCCAGCATTTTCGGATAAATTTCTTCCAGTCTTTTTACGACCGAAATATCAGAAGTATTCAACTCTATAATTCTGTTATTATCCCGGTCCAGACGAAATCTCTTTTTCTGCAGCTCCTTAAAATCAAGATCCATTATGTCATTGCTGGGAGCTGCTTTTGTACCCGTTTTTGTAGTTTTTATCTCAAGATTATTCTTACTTCTTTGTGCTGCCATACCTTTCCTCCTTAATTAAGCGTCTGCCGTAAACTGAAAATCATCCGCCAGCTTATTAACCGTACCAGTTGTAAGCTCATTTGACAGATATAAAGAAATGGGCATATTAACATTTACATCGCCACCAATGCTGTTCGGTGTGATAGTACAATTAACATGCTTCACTGCTTCAAATCCATTTGTACTATCCCCTAAGAACCCATCAATCACATATGCCGTAAATTGATTCAGTTCAGAAATAGCATTCCGGTTCATTACATCAACAAGCAGGGCTGCAAGACGACTTCCACCCATAACAAGGAACGGATCGAAATCCTGCTGTGGCTGGGTCTTATTCAGATCCGTATAGTTGATACCAAGGATATCTGTGGATGTAGCCACATCATTGTTATATTCAATACTGGAATCTTCTGTTCTCCGGCCAAGGATCTCACGATGCGTTGTTGTCCCGGTCCCTGCTTCTTCTTCCCACTCAACTACCGTGATAAGAAGTTTACGCTCGGCTCTCTGTCCGTTATTCAGATTAACTAACTTCGGTACCTTAAAAGCCATTCTTTTTTCCTCCTCTTAGTAAATTGCTTTTGTATTATCCAGGTAATTTACCTGAATAGTTATGCTGTATTTTGCAAGCGCTGGCGTTAAGCTGGTATCTACTCCATCCAGATTCGGATTATCAGTAGATGGCTGAATAGAATCAACCACGCATTCAATACCAAAGTCCGGAAAGTTTCGAAGATCGTTTTGTTCCTCTACCCAGTCTATAACACCTTGTACATCGAGCATATCTTCTACATTCTCATTCGTATATCCCGGAACTGTTACCAATGGATTGTAGTTTATTGACCGGAAATCTATGATTGTGAATGTATACTGTTTCTGTATACTCCCATCAATAAAGGGAGTATTTGTAGCCTTATCATTTGCCACCGTGACTATTTCTCGGGTCAGGTCTTTCGCTTGAATCGCATTGAAGAACATCGGATTTTCTGCAATAGCTGGACAAGTCAACAGATATTCAATTATTGCAGCGTTCCGGTCCACCATGCTCTCCTATATCTCCTTTTAATGATATTCTGTACCTGCTTAGCAAAAGGCTTTCTTTGTGTTTGCATTGCCACTTTATCCCACATAGCAGAAGCCAGCGGATGATAATCAGTTGTATGGTGAAACCCTACCCCATAATACTGATATCTTGCGTATGGCTGAATATACCTAACGCAAGTGGGTTCGATCTCTACTGTTTGGGATAAGGGTCCATGCAGGAACGGAACCCAAGGATTTATCATGCGGGCAAATGAAGTATGAACCTCCAACATGAGCTGCGGATCATTGCCTATGCGGCTCAGTTTCTGTTGTATTCTTTTGGAGTTAATATCCACCTTCGTAGTTAGCCGTGACATCCTTATATACCGTTTATCCTATAATGCTCGTTACCTCTGCCCACTCCAGTATTATCACCGACCTCTTTAATTGTCAGACAACCCTGCAATGCTTTGTACTTTGCCACAAAGTCTGTTGAACGTTTCCCAGCGGTATATTCGTCTATATCTTCACTGATCTCCCCTTCAACGATAATATCACCGGGTTTTAATGTGAAGTATGCTCCCTTCTGATCATTTGGCAGCTCTACCCACAAATAAGGTTTCATGTAGTTGTCCTTTTTAGGGATACGGCATAAGATATTGTTTGTATCGATCTCGACATTATTTATCTTGACATTCTCTCCCACACTCTTGTAAAAACACCCAGTCAAGATTGTCTTATACCATCTTACCACATGAGTTAGAGGATCTTCGTATCTGTTATATACTGTAACGGTGTCATCCCACCATACTGCGTAATTATTCATCCGGATACATCCCTCTATATAGCAGCTTTTTGCCCAGCTCATTTGTGACATATGATAAATACTGGTCTATAGTTTTTTGTATCTGCGCCTCTGCAGTTTCCAACATATCCTTCGCTGATAAAGTATTATAGCTAACGGATACGCCATCATTGGATTGACTTGCTATCCCAGCAACTAACCCGGTACCATCAGTATCAGCACCATCTGCTGTAGCCTTTGCCATATCCTGCAATAATTTGATAAGTCTATATTCACAACGCTTTACTTCTTCCGGAAAGGTTGTGTCTTTTTTCAACCGGTTAAAAGTATACCAGTTGATTTTTGCTTCGGCTTCAAAACTATAATCATCGAAGGTGGCTTCATCTAATGTACCGCCCATCGCTTGATACTCTGCATATGATAAATACATGATTCCACCACCTTTCCATGATTATGTTGGAGATTTATTATTAGCCTAAGGAAATGATTCTGCCGATCGCGATCGCCTTATGAGCAATGTAGATCTTATCCGAATTTTCTCTGCTATTTACCAGCTCCCAGTTATAACCGTTCTCAAGCTCTGCATTTGTCGGAGACAATGTAGACATAGAAGCCTGAGTGAAGCTAATACCATACGGGCTGAAGCACTTACGCTGTCTGCTGTAAAGTGTATCCTGACCACCGAAGCTCTTAGGATCACGGAACATTTCATACGGAACTTTTGCACCGCAGTTCGTGTACTCAATAGCGCCATCACCAAAGATGTATGTCGTATACTGATTCTTGGCTTCCGGATCAGTAGCAGTCACAACAGAGATCGTACCACCGGCCGGAGCAGTACCGATACCGGTTGTCTTGGTCTCGGGCTGACCTGCGCCATAATGACCAGTCTTCTCCGTTACTGTAAGAACTGCACCATCTCTGGATACCGAATATACATTGGAGTTCCAAGCATTTGCAATGCCGGTTGCAACAGCTGTTGCTGTCTGTGTACCTGCTACAGTAAATTCAGCGCCAGCAACTTCGTATTTCTCACCAGTTGCAGGAGATCCGCCAATCGTTACTGTATAAACACCGGCCTTCGTGCCAACGCTGGCTACCGGCATGCTATCATCTACAAGTACAAGACGACCGTTCAGCGTAGCCATGGAAGTGTCACGCTGCATACCGTTTGCATCATTGTACTTCAGGTATGTAAGCAGTTTCAGGTTTTCAAGGTTCGTAGCAACTGCGGAATGCATGATCGCAAGACTAAATTTGCCCTTATGATCACCACATGCTTTCTGCATTGCGGTATTAAGGGTCGTTGCATCCATGTGACCGGTCTGTCCTTCACTATTGGAAACAGCCACGATATTATGGGTATGCTTGTCAACAAATTCTGCACCAGCTTCATCATTCATGTTATAAACACCGTTCATGATATGAACCAGTGTCTCCTGATCGATCTCATCCCAATACTCGGAAATCTGCTGAGCAATATTCTCCATGAAATCTACGCCAGCTGTGATATCATAGGAGAAGTCTCTTTCTGTCCATGCTTTCGCACGACCTACAACGACTCTCGAATGGCTAAAAGTTTTGGTCTGATCTGCCGTGATATCTGTTACGCCATCATAATTAAGAGGAACAGATCCACTGATAAGACCTTTGAGCGGGGTCGTAATGTAATGACCGCCTGTCTGATCCTTCATCGCACCTACCAGATCCTGTCTCTGCGTTACTGCGCGGGATTTGATCAGCTCGTTGAGTTTAGTATTCGGAATACGATCAACATATTTCTGGAATACTTCACCGTTAAAGATTTTAGAATTGAAAATCTCTGACATTTTTCTTTTCTCCCTTCACCTTATTGATTAAAATTTTGGTTTACTGTATCGTTAACCCCGGATTTTCGTTTGCAGCTATCATCATCTCTGTTAATGATACTGGTTTCGCCGCAACCGTTCCCGGAGTAGAACTAACAAACTGAGGTTGCGGTTTTACAGACTGGGGAGCTGGTGTCATTACCTGCGGAGCTTCGGGAGCCTTTACTGCGAAGGAATCTGCATTTTCTTCCCTATAAGCTGCCGTGAAATCTTCTCTACCAAGAATGTTGCCATTCTTATCCAGCTTCAAATCTGCATCCAACATAGAACGAATAAACTCTCTTTTTGCAGCTGCGCTTGTGAAGTCCTGTTTATCTGCAAATCTAGTTACTGCAAACTCATAAGCCTGCTGATGTAACTGCTGTTTTGAGGTTTTCATATCCTCATCATACTTGCCTTGCAGATCCGTTAAAGCTGCCTGAAGTTCATCTAATTTGATGTATCCTTCACCGGCTTCTTTCAGCTGTGCCTGCAAATCCGCTAAGTCAACATCCCGCGATCCAACCGTTTCATTCAGGAGTTCAATCTCCTTTATCTTTGCTGACAGATCATCTTCGTATTTATGCTTTGATACATAATTACCTTCGTTGAGATCCGTGAACTTTGCATTGGCTTCCTTTGCCAGCGCTTCAAACTGTTGGTAGGTCAGTACTCCGTCCTTAGCCTTGTCAAAAAGTTCCTTTACCTTCATTCTATTTTCCTCCATTCTTGTTTATATCTGCCTATTTTATAACGCCGCTAGCAGTTTGCGGAGAATGAATTTTGTTTGGGTGTTTTTAACGGTTGTCACCCACAACTTAAAAAGGTAGAAGGATGGAAAAGTGTTGCGCAACTTTTCCATCCTTCTTGGCCAAAGAAGTAAGTCTATTACTTCGTACTAATTATATAACACTATTTGATAAATGTAAACGACAAAATGGTTATTTTGTTGATATCTTTTTATATCCAGCAACTGTCAATTTATCTTTGCGTGGGCTCAAATTCATTTGTTCTTTTGCAAGCTTATTAAACGCATTATACTCTTTTGTTTTTTGATTTACTTTAGCCTGCAATTGTTTAGCTAATTCTTCATCTCCGGCCTGCTCCGCTATCATTTGAGCTTCCTTTGCTTTACGGACTTCCAGTGCAAGTTTATTTTGATGCTGCGTGGCTTCATACCCGGTTAAATGTTTGCCATTTGGTAATGTCATTCCCCGATTATTGTCTTCTAGGATCTTATCCAACTGTTCTTGTGTGTAGGTTGGAACTACTCCATCCAATACAATCGGGTATGCAAAGTGTTTACAATTCCATTGACCTATAATACGTTTTTGTGCTGGGAATCGTTTACCATTGATATCTTTGAATCTCTTATTGGCTTGAAGCCTTGCATATTGCCTTGCAGTGAATATATGACCTTGAAATGGTGCATGATCCGGAGCTGGGTTATAATGGGCTGTCAATTCATATCCATTAGATCCAAATTGTCTACCAACAAAATCCATTACTTTCTGATTTATCTGACGGATGCCATCTAAAATATTTCGAATTACCGCCGTATCCATTCTTTGTTTATAGCCACTTTCATATGTAACTGTTTTTAGCCCACTGCTTCCCAGCTGCTTCATAGTACGCCGTATAGCGGTATTATAATCAATAACTCCACTTTGAGCTGCCTGTACGGCTTCGTCTATTATTGTCTTATATGTCTGCTCCGCATTATAGAACTTTGTCTTTTTTGGGTTTCTCAAATCTCTGAGTGTAAACCCTATCATTGTTGAATTTGATAAGTTCTTGAACGACTTTTGTGTTTGCTCTGATACGGCATAAATTATTTTTTGCAGGGCTATATTCTCCGCAATCGGTATATAGGACAGTTGTCGGTAATCATAATATGGCTTTGCCTCGGCATACGCATCTGCTGCAACATATCGTATCAATTTTTTAATCTCTTTTTCTTGCAGACCACTGACCTGTGCTATCATCCTATTGATAGATTTTACGTCAGCTCCCATTTGGTAAAGGCGTTCCAGTTTATATATATCTGATGGGAGAAGCCTTCCTATTTGCTTCACTCGTTTGGCAATTAAATTAACAATATAAACTTCTATCATTTTTTGCCGATCAACGAATGGTTGTATTAAGTTATCAATATCAATATTTGATAACATTACTGATTATCCTTTTTCTCCTGCTTATCTTTACCGCCCTTATTTTTATTGAATGGGAAATCCTGATCTTCATCGTCATTATCATAATTGGCTTTCATGATCATATCATTCTCCATACTTTCCATGGCTTCTTTATCCGCAGATGCTAATGCCTGCTGAGCCTGCCGTTCAGTTTCACCAAAGTACCACATACGCATCTCCAGCTTTGACATAATACCATTCTGCATAAGGGTAATACGTTTATTGATCTCTTCATTGATATCAACAATAATACTATCATCCCATTCAAAGCTGATATCATATTCTCCAGCTTTTGTGATCTCATATAAATCACAATAGGTATTCATGATATAAACCACTTCCCGAAGGGTATCTTCCAAGGTCTGCTGAATATCTAAGTTTGCTTGGAAGCTTCGCTGCTTTAAGATCTTCAGTTCGGTTGCCGTCTTTGCTTCTGAGCTGGCATCACTTAATGTTCCACGGGATATACTGCATACATCTTCTATGCGCATCAAAATACCATTCAATCCATTGATATAGTTTTGATCCCTTAATGCAGGCGAATACGGAATGAAGGTATCACCAGAAGTGCTCAAGTCAACTTTTCTATAAAGTCGTTCCTGCATATGGGATAATACTTCATGATCAAGCCCATCAGCTCCAACCTGCGTCTTCAATGCATCTCGGTCAATATCAATTGCCATTTCGCCAGCTTCATATTCCCATAATAACCGGCTGTACTGCATATCTGCGTCCTTAATAAGGGATACTGCTCTGCTATAACCGGAAACGCCAAGAGGTGAGTTAGGATCTATTGTATTTGCTTCGGGCATTTTGAAATAAGAAAATAAAGGCTGTGTGACATTCTTTATAACGGTTTTTTCCTGCAGCCCGCTCCATTCAGGTACTTCTTTCAATGGGCATTCCGTTCCAAGGCTGACAACTCTGTCCATAGACATATATACGTCCATATTGTTTGTTCTAAATGCTTTATTGATTACAGTAACCTGATTCTTCTGCCATTTATGATATTCAAGCCTGCGATATATGGTATTCTTATCTACTTTTGTCTGAACGAATGCTGCTTCTGTTATATGCCCACTTGCATCAAACGCCAGCGGATAAAAGTTATCTGCCTGAATAAAATCAAATTCAATATCGGCTGTATATTCTATATCTTCTCCTTCATTCATCACTACATAAGGCTTAATAACCAAACCGCCTTTTGCAATTCCGTATTCGAGCTGTTTACGAAGCTGCTTTTTCAGCTTCTTATATTGCTCTTCCAAATAAGTTGCCCTATCATCTGAGGACTTGGGGACATCTTCTTTGATCATCTTTGGTTCCATGATAGGAACAAGATTGCCAAACTCGTCCGGTTCAGGTTGCTGATAATCCGGATTTTCTATTTCCTTTTGTTCTGTGGCCACTGTAATTTCACTATTAAATTCGATCAACGCCATACGAGCTTTTTCGCTGGCAATCATAGCAGGCAACCCAAGACTAACTACCCTTGTATGATCTTCACTGTTTGGTTCATGGATCCAATCCGATTTGTTTCTATACATCTTATCCCATAGGATAATTGACTGCTCCATCTCTGTTGAAATGATGGGAGCTATGTTGATATCTAATGCTTCTCCTATTGTCGTCCCTGCAAACATTTTTTTCCATATTCCTTTCAATACATTTTTTATTGAACTAAAGTTAATCATTATTGAACCTCTACCTTTATTAAGATTTCAACTTTATGCTTTCTACTTTTAATAGCTTCACTAATCTTTCTTTTATGTTCTTCTGACATTGGCCCCCTCTTTCGTCCGAGTTGAGATTCTCTTAATTTCTGAATAGTTTCTTTTGACTTAGGTTTTCCGAGATTAGCTTGTCTAATTTTTTCTTTAGCTTCGGCGGTATGGTGCTTTCCTTTCATAGGGCTGACGCATCCTTTATTTCTGCCTTTAGTCAATTCACTAAACTTCTTTTTCCTTTCATCCGTCCATAATTTACCTTTATGTCCTCGAGATATTTTTTTCTTTGCTTCCTCAGTGTGGTTAAAATGATATCCTGAACTATGTTCTCCGCCTAAAGCAGCATTGTAACCATATTTATGATCTGTAGAATTATACTTATCTATTAAAAATCTTTCACATTCATAAGCTTTATCAATTGATATATTATCAATCAATACTATATGCTGAATATTATCCCATCCATATTTTTTTATGGCGTTGAATATTCGCGGCTGCCCTTTATATCCTTTTCCATTTTCCCATCTATCATTAGCTTTCTTTTTCTCTGTTACACCAATATATATCTTATCATTTGGGAAAACATGAACATATACCAGAGCCATTTACCAGATCTCCTTTAATTTATTCACTATCGCTGACCACATCGTCATCTACCTCTTCTTCGTCCTCCGGACCACCACACATCAAATCACATAAATCTTCCCATGTTAGATTTTCGAATACCTCTCCCATAGTCTTACCTCCGTTTCTTGTAATCGGACAATGCCTGCTTCGCTACAAATTTGACAGCTTCAATATCTGCTTCGTCCATATTTGTCTTATCTATTAAATAATTGAACAGTGCCTTCGGAAAAACTAATCCATTGGATACCGTATACCCATTTCCATGCAGAGCTTCCTTCGCACTTTTTTCATCCGGCCGTGCTTCAAATTCAAATCCAGCATGATCACCAGTCTCTTTATCTTTACCGGAAAACCTCCAAACAATTTCATCCTCATAATCAGCACTAGGCTGAATCATATCTTCGCCAGATTCTTCAAAATGTCCTAAGATTTTATCGACTCTTTCCATTGTATCTTTAGACATATGTTCCTGAAGAAATTCTGATTCCTTCCATACCTTAGCCATACGTTTCTTTACCTTGGTTTCGATGCTGGATCTGGTATCGTTTTTTTCAGATTCATATCCATCTTCATAAATCGGAATATGATTTCCATTAACTGTGATCCACGCTTTCGGTTCTTTGCTCATCTATAAAACCCTAACCTTTCTGCAAGATAGTCATATAGCTCTTCCTGCTGCTGCTCTGTCAAATCCCTGAATGCTTTGTACCCATAAATAACGCCCCATAGGTCAACATCTTCGCCCATCAGGTTTGCTTTATCGAATGCCTTCTCAATCCACTTTGTCATTTTAGGATTATCTTTTTCGAATGACAATAAAGGACTCTTTTCGTCTTTTTCAAATACAGGGATATGCTTACCGTTTATGGTGATCCACTGCTTTACTTCCTTCTCCATGATAACTCCTTTTCTAATTGTATTATAAGGCATGGTTCATTCCAATACAATGCCATTATCTGTTGAAGGGATTCATGCCTTCCTTCATTTATCAATGAACCGCCAATTAGATGATCCACATGATTGACGATGTTAGGTTTTAGATTCAAAACATGAATGCTGGGATACTTGAGTTTTAAGAAATCCCAAAATAAAACATCCACATGCTTTTTGACTTCTATATAAGCAGCATACTTTACCTGCACTTCTTCGCTGGCATACCACTCGACAAACTCCCGCATGATATCATTTGGTATTCTAATGCAGGGAAATGAATACCACATCTTGTCTAATGTGACAAAGCCAATTTCAGCTCTACTTTTTGAATAATCATTTACAAAGCCACAGACAATTCCATCATCATATGAATGTGTCAGGGCTCTAAAATTACTGCTTATGATAACGTCATCCTGCAGATGCCATGTGCCATCTCCTTGACAAAGTTTCCAGCTTTGCATGAATGCTTTCAAACAGCCTTCTTGCTGTTCATCATTATAAATGACAATATCCTGCCTGTGAATGCCTTGATCCTGCATGGATGGGATCAAGTATTCATCAACGTACCATTTTCTTTTTGGACAGGTATGTATTAGATATTGCATATAAATCTCAACTCCCGTTCCAATGCGCGCTGTTCATCGTCATCATGTAGATCCACCGTATAGTCATTTATGACCGTATAATTGGTTTTGATCTCATTGAGTGGTGTTCCTTTTATGACCTGCCATAACTCCCACGCCAGCGCCTCCCGTCTAAATTTGCCAGCGCTTTCAAGTCGTTTTGTCTTTTCAACACACTTCCAAAATCTGTCAATATCCTGCACCTTTAATGCAAAAGGTTCCGCATGATGTTTTGTATAATGACCTGCAAATGGAGCGGCGCTGGCAAAAAACTCAATATCATCAGTTTTTGTTCCAACAATAGTCGCTATGGCATATCGGCTATAAAATACATCTCCCATTAAATAACAAACCGGGTCTTTCGTTTTATAAAAAGCATTTACCCAATGATATTTCTTCCTCCGCCTCCGGACATAATTATCATGATGTAAAACCGGGACGCCTAAGTGATCAAACTTATCGGTATCACTGCTAATAGCTATGTCAGTTACATGGTACCGTCTTAATAAAGCAATTGTCCGCTCGATAAGTGTTTGTCCAAAAATGGATCTAAGTGGGTTTGGTATTTCCTGCTTTACTACCCTAGGACCTCCGCACATGATAATATACTTCATCTAATCTATAGTCTCCAAATAGAATTTACCATCCTTCGATTTAGTGAATTGAAGGTTTGCATGACTGCCATCTGCAAAAACCCATGCACCTATCTTTTGTCCACCATAACCTACCCATTCGCCATTCTTAACCATTTGAACTTCGCCGCTGGGAAGATCATATTTCTCAGCATAATCCTCCAGATCACTTTTGCTGATTGTTCCTTTGTATTTTCGCAGGCCTTCAAGTAAGCTGGTCTCAAATTCATCCCGATGGGGATTGATAACTTCTTTCTTCTTCTCCGGAGCTTTCTTCGGTGGCTCTCCAAAAACATCTTCTCCATTCGGTCCTCGGAACACTGGAATATGATGCCCTTCAATTGTTATCCATCTATACGGAATGCTCATACTTAATTTCCTTTCTTATTTGCGTACTTCTGCAACGCATATCTTACTGCGTCAATACTATGGTTATTCTCATCGGGATAAGCACTAATAAAATTACCGTCCCTATCCTGCTCGTATTCGTATTCAACAAATTCCCTAAATGTATCCGGACATCTGCGCTTGTCAATGTAAATATGCGCTAAGCCCTGCAACCATTTAATGCCATAGTCCACCGACCCCGGTCCTTTATCCGCTTCGCGGGCATAAGCTCCAAACGCACGAAAGTCTGCAATGACAAATAACCCACCACCACCGGGATCGCATATTAGCTGATCCTGATTGGTTAGCAGCTTGCGTTGATTATAAAGCTGCTCATATATTTCCTGCGATCGGTTTTTCTTTGTACTCATTTCATCAAAGATATATAAGTTTAGACGCTGGCGATCAAAATGACATTTCACATATCGGGTAGGATCCATAGCAAATCCAACATCAAGGCCATGATAAATATGATCAAAAGTATCTATCATTGGCACTTCCCTTATTATCTTACCATCGGCATCCCTATATTGAACGGGCTGGGTCATATCCAGGTCTTCCACATTTGGAAATACATCTCCGCCTGTACCTATGGCCTGTCCTAAATACTCATGAATGTATGCCCGCTCATTTATTTCCTTCAGGAAGTTTGCTTCCTCTATAAACTGCTCACCGAGCCATTCTTCGGGTACATCCAAATAAGTATTCCTGACAACTAACGTATCTTCCTGTCTAAATGTTTCACAATCATCTGTATATTCATTAGCCCAGTTATTTTTCGATATCGGTGGGTTGAATGTCCTAAAATCCCAAAACTTATCGCCACCACGCATTGTGGACTGCATTACATTACGCAGCTCATTTTCACCGCTATATTGATCCAGCTCCTCAAACCATGTTATACCAATGTAGCCGAAAGGTAATTTGATGGACTTTACCTTTTGCGGATCATCAAGTCCCATAAACAAAATTTGCTGGCCAGTGGGTTCGTATATAATCGGTGTTGAAAAAGTCTTTGGGATCTTAAATAAGCTTTCCAGTCCCAGCTTATAAATTCCCCATACGACCTGTGAAAAAATACTTTTCTGTACCGTATTACCGATCTTCCTAAAACAAATTGCATGACAATTTGGATTTGCCATGACCAACAGGGGGATCGCTATACCTCCCACAAACGAGGACTTTGTGGATCCACGTCCACCGGGAAATACGTAATGAGTGTGCCGATGATTTAGAATATCGCGCAACACTGGCTTGTACATTTTAATAACTGCATCATCCAGATTGATATTCAGGTCCATGATTTATCCTTTAACCTTTTTGATATACATACTGCTGCCAGCTTTTTCATAATAGACAATGAACTCGGAATCCGAGGAATCGTTATCGTCTGCTATTACGAAATATTCCCCGTTCGGTTCTTCAACAATAGTATAGCCCATTGCTTCTACATCAGCCGCCATTTCAAGTTCCCTTGTCCAAAAATCATTATTTTCGGTCAGCTGCTCCTCGATCATTTCAGCTGCTGAATCATAGCCATTTATCTCGGCTCTGTCATTGATGTTGTATTCCGATTTGTCCTGTTTGTTGCCAAACGATCCATTCTCATAAATGGGAACATGTTTTCCGTTTATAGTGACCCACTTTTCAACTTCCCTGCTCATCATTTCCTCCTTAACATTTTACATCCATATCCACATAACCGGGAATGCCATCCACTTTACCTTTGCTGGTGTATTGCCACATGACTTCTCCGATATTGGGTTTGTATTGCTCTTTCAAAGTGCCATCATTTTTGCCGTACCGGGCAATCCAAAACTTATACTTTTGTTTAAGGGACTTGTCGATATAATTGTTATACCAATTCACATTACAATAGATCCCAGCTTCATATCCACTGACCTGACAATATTGTAAAAACGCCTCGGCAATCTGCGCTATCTTGTGTTTCCCTGCACCAATCTGCGAAGCATCTTCCAAGTCATACCATATCGGGACATTTCTGCCATTAAGTAATTTGACAACGCTGACTGCCTCGGCATAGGCTTGCTGAACATTAATGGCGTAGCTGTACTTATATACTCCGGCCACCTTCAGGCCTGCTTTCTGCGCATCTGCGTAATAACGTTCGAACTTAGCATCCGGAAGTCCACTCTTTATTGTCGATCTTAAAATGACAAAATCTATGCCAGCATTTTTAACCCGATAGAAATCCACTGCGGATTGACATGCTGAAATATCTATACCATAGCTGTATTGCTTTGTGACACTTTCATTATCATACTTAGGAACGCCATAGCCTCGAATATACCGGCCATTGACCTTAACCGTCCTTCTTTCCACGCCATCATTTTTGTTGCCTTCAATGACCGTTATAGTGGATCCATCGCAGGCTTCTACTAACCCAACATGTTCCGACGTCCCTTTATTGTCCCCAGCGCCAGTATCCTGCCAGTCATAAAAAATGATATCACCGGGCCTTGGTATATAAGCATCATTTTCTTGCCATATGCCTTTTTGCTGCAGCAGTGATATCATTTTATTACAGGAACACTCGGTAGGTATTATGGCAGTATAACCACAAGCAACAGCTGCAGCACTAACAGTTGTTGCACACCACGCATCCGTGTACTTCACTTTATAGCCCCGTGCAAGTGGTTTATGGGAATTGTAAGTGTCAATAATCAGCTTATGGGTTGCATCCCCTTCTTTACAACCAAGCCATGATTTCATTTTGTCAACAATAACAGATCTGCTATATATCATTCTTTCTCCTTCGCCTGCGCAGCCTTGCCATCAACCCATGCTTCGCAAAAGGCATAAATAGCAGCAGATAATATACCACATACCGTACCAATAATTGTGACAGTCTGATTGGATGTTGCTATGCCTGCAATGCTGGCCGCAACCGATCCTAAAAACGCGGCTACACAAATCCAAAACTTTCTACTTGTCAATTTCTTCTTCCAATCCATTTTTGATCCTCCTTATTTTGTTATCTCATGAAATTTTTTATCAAGCCATTGTTTATGTTTACCGGCCATGCGAATCCTCGTTCCGGTCTTCATCTCATTAGCTGGCATTCTCCGAACATTACCTTCATCGTCCATAAATACCCTGAACTGACTTCTGGTGGATGGACAATCCAATACAAATCCATTTGCTGTTTTGTATAACTCCGCTGCACCAGTAATATCGCTATCCGAGGTTAATGCTAATTTTCGATTCATTGTATTTAACAATGCATTGATATTAGATTCATCAAACCCATTAACCATTGTATCCAATACTTCGCTGATTCCTTCATTAGCCTTGTCACGAGCTTTCTGTGCCTGCTCCTTTGTTATCTTTCCTTCCCGCTCCATCTTATCGATGTCCGGTTTATAGAGCATTTTAGAATCCTTATACACCTTATAAGGTGTTCTGGGTCCTACCCATCCATCCTCATATATTGGAATGTGATTTCCATTTATGGTTACCCACTTTACCGGTTCCTGTTTAGCCATTATCTCTGTCCTCCTGTTCGTACTTATGTGCGTATCTTTTCTTGATATACCATATTGCAAATGATAAAGTTATTTCTCCGCCCAACACACTAAATACACTTGTGATCAAAGTTGTCGGCTCTGTCTGGAACAAGAAGAATATAACTATCATTGTTGCCGTAAATACAAATAGGAATGAAGCGCAGCCTATCAATATTTTATCAATTGTGTTAAACTTAGTTACTGTCTTCTTTGTCATCTTCGCTGCCCCATTCCAATTTGATTTTGATCTCATTATCCACTTTGCCAGTCGACCGGAGATCTATATCAGTTGTTCTTTTAGCCAGCTCATTTGCTGCTTTTAATCTATCTGACAAGCTGGCTTCCAGCCCGAACTGATCCTTGACTTCGCCATTCATAACGCGGGTGAAAAAGTCCATTACTTCCTTACCGGTTGCTATCTTCAATTTGTTTTCATCGTGTCGCAAATCGTATATTTTCTTCTTTACGCCCACATGTGACATTAACCGGTAACTTTGCGCCTTCGCCGTCGACTTACTATATCCAGCCCTTCTTGCAGAATCAACAGCATTACCTGTTTCTACGTAGTATAATGCGAAGTCCAGCTGTTTTTTTGTCAACTGATATTCTTCATCTACTATTGTATTGTCAGGATTAGTATTCTTTGCCATATCTGCTTAGTACAACTTCCTTTCTTTCTGTCTTTTTATTTGCGCCTTCTTTTTGCTCTTTCCTGAGCCTCTTCAGACCAATTACCGGATAAGCCATTATGTTTAACATTCCAATCACCGCTAATTCCATTCCCGCTTTTTATTTGCTGGGTAATATAATCATCTGCTTCTTTCGGCGTATCAAATGATTTTACTTCTTTACCCATTGCGGTTACGGTATATTTTTTTAGTTTTGTCATTTGCTTTTTTAGGCGCGTCATCTTTGACAAGTTTTCCTTTTGCATCTCTTAAACGTTTTTGCCATACTTTTATTCGGCCTTCGATTTCTTTGGCATTACGACCTTCCGAAAATTCCTTATCCCTTTTCAGGCTTTCTTTTAACTTTTTGATATTTTCATTTGCATTGTCAATTTCTTTTTGTACGGATGTGTTATGCCTTTTCTTATAAGCAGGATCTGTATTCATTCTATCTTCTCTTCCGGTCATGATCCCACTTTTCATTCTCTTGACCGCATCCCTTTTGGTTTCTCCTTCATATATGGGAATATGACGGCCATTTACAGTTATCCATGCTTTCGGTTCTGCCATTGTTTATCCTCCTT